TATTGCCTCGGACTTATTCTGAAACATGAAGGCGGTTTCGTAAATCATCCGAAGGATCCCGGTGGCATGACTAACCTTGGGGTGACCAAAAAGGTTTGGGAAGAGTACGTCGGTAAGCCTGTCGATGAGGCTACTATGCGTTCTTTGAAGCAAACTGACGTAGCTCCGCTGTACAAGAAAAACTATTGGGACAAGATCCATGCTGACGAGCTCCCTTCTGGGGTAGACTACGCCATGTTTGACTGCGCGATCAATTCCGGTACTGGGAGGTCGGCTAAATTTGCTCAGAAAATTTGTAGCGTCACTCCTGATGGCGCGATAGGTCCGGTATCTCTTGCTGCGATTAAGAAAGTGGTCGAAGAAGAAGGCGCTCGGTATTTCATCGAAGAGTTTAACGACGCGCGATTGCGTTTTCTGCAAGCACTTCCGACGTTTGAGACATTCGGTAAGGGTTGGAGTAAACGCGTTTCTGAGGTAAATATAGCGGCTATAGATCTTGCGCGCGGCGGAGATTCCTAATGCCTTTAGTCCCAATCACTCTACCACCAGGTGTGGTGAAGCCAGCGACCCCGCTTTTGGCTAAGGGGCGCTATTGGGACGCAAACCTGATCCGTTGGCGATCTAATAAACTTCTGCCAGTCGGCGGTTGGGACAGAATTACTGCCACACCATTGGCAAGCTCTGTACGTGCGCTGTTCCCGTGGACAGATAACTCCAATGAGGCGTGGCTTTTGATCGGTTGCGACACAAAGCTCTATGCCAATAAGGGTACGGTATACACTGACGTAACACCGGCAAACTTTTCTCCATTAGCAGGAGATGGTGGTTATGGTTCATGGGACTATGGTGCGCTTCTGTATGGCGATGATACAGATGCGACATACCCACGACCTGCGAGTCAGTTAAATCCACCTAGTTTTACATGGACTATGGATAACTGGGGTGAAGATGTGTTGTCTGTAGCGTCATCAGATGGGCGGTTATTCGTATATCACCCCAATGATAGCCAAGCAGGTGTAGTTGGGTTTTCAGTCATAACAAGTATTAGCCGCACATCTAACGTGGTGACTGTTACAACATCTCTGTATCACACCTTTAAGGTTGGTCAAAGCGTTGTGATTGCTGACGTTACTAACACTTCGTTCAATGGGACATTCACTATTACATCTGTTCCATCTGTTACGACATTTACGTATGCACAATCTGGTACAAACGCTACATCTTCAGGTGGCACTGTAACGCACCTCGGAACACCTGTAGCAAATCAAGGGGTAGTCGTTACTCCTGAGCGCCATTGCGTACTATTCGGGCTTGATGGTAATCCCCGCCGCGTTGGATGGTCAGATGCGGAAGACTATACAGAATGGGATTTCGCGTCTGCTACAAACACAGCCGGTTTCTTCGACCTTGATACGCAATCGCGCATCGTAATGGCGACATCTGTGCGTGAAGGCACAATCATTTGGACAGAAGATGAAGCATGGCTGATGCGATATATCGGATTGCCGTACATTTATGGCTTTGAACGTATCGGATTTGGATGCGGTCTCATTGCACCGCGTGCTTTTGCGACATTCTCAGGCCGTTGTGTATGGATGGGACGAGAAAATTTCTGGATATACGACGGCGGTTACGTAAAACCATTGCCATGCGACGTTGGTGACTATGTAATCAATAACATGGACCCTACAGCGGGTGCTGTGTACACGCATGGCGCAGAAAATGGGCTATTCCCAGAGGTATGGTTTTGGTATCCGTCAAATGGGTCGCCAAATGCTGACCAGTATGTCTGCTTTAGTTACGCTGAAGGATGGTGGTCAATCGGATCAATAACGCGCACCGCTGCAACTGGTGCCGGTGTCTTTGATTATCCGATTGCGGCAGACGAAAACTACGATCTCTTTTACCAAGAGTCAGGGTGGACCAATAATGGGGCATCTCTAGTCGGCGAACGCTGGGTCGAGAGCGGATCTCTGAATCTCCAGCAGGGTAACAACGTGATGATGGTCAAACAGGCGCTCACAGACAGCGGGTATGGCTATAATTCGACCCAGTTGCAGTTCTACACATCGTTTACGCCAGAGGGCACAGAAACCCTTAGTTCTGTCTATACACCACGCTCAGACGGCTATACGGATGTTCGTGTCACGGGTCGTGAGATGCGGTTGAGGCTTGAGGCAACACAGGATGCGCCGTGGTCAATCGGTGAGACAAGACTCGATCTCGTACCGCGGGGTGGCAGATGAGGATGTTCCTTCCTACTCCTCCGCAAAACTACGACTCAAACGCGTTTAACACGATACTCGACACTGTTAAGAGATCACTCATTCCAGTCGTATCCTCAGACGAGGCGGTCGAAGGGGTGCTTCTTCAAAGTCCAGACGGATCGGTGTATAAGTTGACGGTAGACAATGCAGGAAATCTTGTAACTACGGCGGTGCCACTTGGGTCTAGATGAAAAAGAGATCCTGAAGCTGCTTGAGTCAGGGTTAAAGAAAGGCGGATTGACGCATTCCATAGAAGATATAGTCATCGCGCTGAAGGCAGGCCGTATGCAGGCTTTCTTAAATGATGGCGCTCTCGCAATCACCCAGATCGCAGAGTTTCCTCAAAAGCGCGTCCTAGAGGTTTTATGGTGTGCGGGCGTTCTGGATAATGTTATTGAGTTAAAGTCAAAACTTATCGAGTTCGCGAAAGAGCATAAGTGTACAATGGGTCGGGCATACGTCAGACCTGGTCTTGTAGAGCCATTAGAGCAGGCAGGTTGGCGGAAAGCCCAAACCGTAATGTTCTTTGACGTGGAGAGTTAAATATGGGAAGCGGCGCACCTCAAGTCACAACGATGACTCAAAGCATACCGAAGTGGGTTGAAGACTTCGGTCAGGAGAACGTCGAGTTCGCCAAGCGCATTTCGCAAGTCCCGTATCAGGCTTACTCTGGCGAAACCATCGCTGCGATGACCCCAGACCAGCAGGCGGCATACAATATGCTCCGCCAAGACATTGGGGCATATCAGCCAGCCTTTAACTCTGCTCTTGAGGCAGCGAAAGGCGTGTCCGGCACCCAAGCCGGTCAGTTTTCGCAGCAGGGTTTACAGCAATATATGAACCCGTATCAGCAACAAGTTGAAACTGGTGCTCTTTCTGCGATTGAGCGTCAGCGTCAGCTTGCCCAGAACCAGATTGGTTCACAGGCTGTATCGGCTGGTGCTTTTGGCGGTTCGCGTCAGGGCATCCAAGAGGCTCTCTCTAACGCCGAAGCAATGCGTATTGCCGGTGAAACATCAGCCGGTATTCGGTCGCAGGGATTCAACACAGCCGCAGCTCTTATGGCGCAAGACCAAGCTCGCGCATTGCAGGCAGCTCAGTTGCGGTTGGCTGGTGCTGGTCAGGTCGGTGCTCTTGCCGGTGCAGGGCAGCAGTACAGACTTGGAGAAGTTGCCGCTCTTGAGTCGGCTGGCCGCGCTCAACAAGCTCAGCAGCAAGCCTATCTCGATGAAGCCTATCGCCGCTTTGCTGAAGAGCGTAACTATCCGCTTACACAGCTTGGTATTCGTCAGGCAGGTCTCGGCGGTGTGCCATACAGCACAACGACATCTCAGACATCTCCAGGAGGTAGCCCAGGATTGGCAGGGCTAGGCGGTGCCGCTCTCGGTGCTCAGATGGGTGGACTCATACCTGGTATGGGCGCTGGGTTTGGCGCTGGTCTTGGTGGTCTCGCCGCTCTTCTTTCAGATAAGTCGATGAAGACAGACATCGAGAAGGTCGGCAAGGATAAGGAAAGCGGTCTTACGATGTACGCATATCGGTACAAGGGTGACCCGAAGAATTACCCGAAGGTTGTTGGTCCGATGGCGCAAGAAATCGCTGAAAAGTATCCTGATCAAGTGAAAAAAGTTGGCGGTAAGCTCGCTGTGAATCTCGGCTTCGGCCCAATGACCCGTAACGCATAAGGAATATCACATGGCCGATACATGGAGCGTAACGAGAGACGATTACTATAACCCGCGCGCCGGTGACACTCCTGGCTTTGGCACAGGTGGTGGTGGAACAGTTGGTGGTGGCGGCGGTTACGGCGTAACTTCTGGCGGATTACTTGCAGGCGGTGGCGCAGGTGGTGGCCCAAGCCTTCCAGACAACAATCCTTATGGAGGTGTGGCAGCTAACATTGCCGCTATGAATGCAGCTTCACAACTTCAGTATCAGAAATGGTTAGCGGCTCAACAAGCCGCGGCTGCTGCGGCTGCGGCACAAGCTGCTCCTGCTACTACATGGCAGTCTATGGCTGGAGCAAATATAGGGTTGCCTGCTACGACAGGGGTGTCAGTAAGAGCCGGTGATACACCTGGCTTTGGCACTGGTGGAGCTGGCGGTGTTGTTGGCGGAGGCGGTGGAACTGGTACAAGCGGTCCACTTGATTTGTACTTTGGGACAGGCGGTGCAGGCCCGACAACGCGCGCCACTGCATTATCAATTTTGAATGAAATAAACACACGTAAAAAGTTGATTGATACGACTACTGGTAAAATTATCGAGGTTGAATCTGGCGGAGATCCATTAGCTAAGGCAAAAACATCGTCTGCCACCGGTCTTGGGCAATTCACCCAGGACACTTGGATTTCAATGATTACAAAATATCGCCCAGAGTTGCTTGAAGGGAGAACAAAGTCTGAAGTCCTTGAACTTAGAACTGACCCGAACCTATCAATCGAGATGACTGGTAGATTAGCTCAAGAAAACGCATCATTTCTTGAATCCCGTGGTCTGCCTGTGAACGAGTCAACTTTATATATGGCTCATTTTCTTGGTCCTTTTGATGCAGCAAAGGTTTTAAGTGCAAGCCCTGACACGCGGTTAAGCGATTTAGTCAACGAAAAATCGATTGCGAAAAACCAAAGCATTCTTGGTGGCGACAAAACAGTTGCTGACTTGAACAAATGGGCATCAACAAAAATGGCTTCTGCGCCAACATTTACGGTTGCAGCAGATATGGCACCTGCCGAAGAATTACCAGCAGGGTTTTCTAGTGACAGGGATTTTGTCACATCTGCTGGAATGCCAACCGTTGAGATGGGACCGAATAAAGGTTACGATCCATACCAAGTAACACAAGGGTATAATTATACATCGACAGGGACTTCTGGTGGTCCGAATGAAGGATACGACCCATACCAAGTAACTCCTGGGTATAATTATACATCTACAGGTACTTCTGGTGGTCCAAATGAAGGATACGATCCCGGGCAAAGAACAACTCAACCTGGATTACTTGATTCCATCACTGGTGGTGACGCAGCTCTTCTAAAGCGTATTCGTGATCTTGAAGCGGCAGGACGTATTTCTGCTTATTGGGGATGGGACGCTGCTAAAGCAAAACAGGCTTACGCTGATCAATTTGCTGGTGGTGACATCAGCAAAGTACAAACCCGTATTTTTGACTTTGGAGAAGGTCCAGTTGTTGACTATTACGTCAAGGATTGGAGCAGTGTTCCTGGTGAAATTGTATCTGGTATACTTGAAGGCGTTAGTAATGTTGCAAGCGCCATCGTAAACCCATTTCAAACCACGCCATACACTCCTCCTGAAACAAGACCGAGCGAAGGTGGTGGTGCAGGTGGTGGAACAGGTGATGGAACTGGAACTGGCGGCACTGGTACTGGTGGCGGTGGAACGGGTGGCGGAGGCGGGGCTTCTGCCGGCGTAGGAGAAGACAAAGCTACCGGACCATCTTTCGCAGGCATCCCATCACTAGCAGAGCTTTCTCGCCCCCCAACGCAGTGGCAGAGTTACTATAACCAAATCCCTAAAACC